GTAGAATACTATCAAACAGGTTCTCCGGACCCCTCGGATTTAGAAACTAAAATTTACAAGGAGTAAAAAAAATTATGGCAAAAACTGGTTTTATGAAGGGTGGCAATTATGTGGAAGCCAAACCCAAGAAGTCTCGTCAAGGAACGGGGAAGCACACAAAATTATCCGCAAGTTCTCGTAACTCGGCAAAGAAAAGGTATCGGGGACAAGGTAAATAATGAGTCAACTCGTTGTAAATCTACCCCCACAAAAGGTATGGGTACGTAAAGAGTATCTTCGGGATTTACAGGACGGGTATGGTGAATTTGTAGAGGGCGTCTGGGTATCGGCAAAGTCGATTCCTGGGCGTGCTTTTTATTTTGAAACTTATTTGCCAGAATATGCGGCAATGTATGATAAATTACCGATTAGTGCTTTTTTATCTCGTCCAAAACTACCTGATCCCGATTTAGATCTACCTAATCTACAGTTTTGGAATTGTATGGACTATGGTATACGGTGTATTGAGAAGCAGTTTATTGGAAGTATGGACTTTATGCTTCATACACGCAATTTTGGTGCTCTTCATGGAGAATATTTGTTTACTCTAGACAATTTTCACCCTGATATTGACACTACAAACTGTAATGTAAGTGAAATACCCGAAGAACACAAGTCTCATAACTGTATTGAACTTGAAAATGGTCAATTTGCACTCTATCCAAACAATAGAATGAGGATATATGACCTTTCAATCACACCCGAAACACCAAAACAACCCGATTTTAAGGTATCAACTCAGTATTATCAAGTTGAGAATGGAGTAAGATGGGGAAGATTGGGTGATACTGATGATTATTTCTGGAAAACACCAGAAGAACAAGAAAATAAATAATCTTTAGGGATAGCAACCCCTCTAAAAGTTCTGATTTTCACGAATCAGGAGCTAAAAATGTCGAATTCATCAGTCGATAGAGACAAAAAATACATGAAAGAGATGTGGGGAACCACAAAATTGATCACAGATTATAATTCACTATCTGAAAAAAGAGTATTACAAGAAGTTATGCACGATGATTTAGATAGTAAGTATCATATTCCAGAGGATCGTCTCTCAAGACCATGTGGAGGGTCTAATGGATTTGATGATTTTGTTGAAAGATGGCATGAATGATTGATTGTAGGGGTATAAATAAATAAAAATCTCATGATCAATGGCAATAAAAAGGATATCAAGGGTTTTTAAAGACATTAATTTGTCTTTTGAGCCTCATCCTGTGACAAAAGATCTACAAATATTAAAAAATGAGAATGCGATTCGTAGATCTGTAAGAAATATTGTCCAAACAATACCCACAGAAAAGTTTTTTAATTCAATTTTTGGATCTGATGTAAGAAGTAGTTTATTCGATTTTGTGGATTTTGGTACTGCTTCTGTTATTCAGGATCAAATTCAGGTTGCAATAGAAAACTTTGAACCAAGAGTTGATAATCTTCAAGTATTTGTAAATCCAAATGCGGATGAAAATACATTTGATGTTACAGTAGTGTTTGATATTATTGGTCAAGAGTTTCCGACTCAAGAATATACATTTCTATTAGAGGCAACAAGATAATAATATGCCTTTTACTAAGTTTACTAATCTAGATTTTGATCAGATAAAAACATCCATCAAGGATTATCTTCGTGCAAACTCTACATTTACGGATTTTGACTTTGAAGGATCTAATTTTTCGACGCTGATTGATACATTAGCATATAATACTTATATTACAGCATTTAATTCAAACATGATTGTTAATGAATCCTTTTTGGATTCGGCAACACTTCGTGAAAATGTTATATCACTTGCCAGAAATATTGGTTATGTACCTCGCTCTAGAACTGCAGCAACAGCAGAGATATCATTTGATATAGAAAACCTTGGAGATATTAATACAGTTACCTTAGAAGCGGGTTTGGTGTGTATAGGTAGAGATGATGATACATCATATACTTTTGCAACACCAGAAAATATTTCCACTACTGTAAGTGGTGGTACTGCATCATTTAAAAATGTGACTGTATATCAAGGAACATTTTTAAGAAGAACATTTACAGTAGACACTTCACTTAACCAAAAATTTATTTTAGACAATTCTTATGTTGATACTTCAACTATAAGAGTATACATCAAAGGTACTCAAGAAACTGGAAAAGGAGTTGAGTATACTTTAGTTGATAATATTATTAATGTCAATTCTGAATCAAGAATCTTCTTAATTCAAGAAATTCAGGATGAAAAATACGAATTATTATTCGGTGATGGATTTATTGGAAAGAAATTGGAAAATGAATCTACTATTACAGTAGAATACATTGTTACTGATGGTATTGATGGTAATGGTCCATCAATATTTTCTTTTGCGGGAAGTATTATTGACCAACAATCGAATCCAAAGAACCCCGGCAATCCTACTATAACAACTGTTTTAAAGGCACAGAGTGGGTCCAATGCCGAGACTTTAGACTCTATTAAGTATTATGCCCCTAGAATCTATTCGGCACAGTACAGGGCGGTTACAGCAAGGGATTACGAAGCAATTATAAAACAGATCTATCCAGAAACTGAATCAGTATCGGTAATTGGTGGAGAGGAACTTGATCCACCCGAATTTGGATCAGTAACAATTAGTATTAAACCAAAAAATGGATCTTTTGTTTCGGATTTTTCAAAGAATCAAATACTATCAAAATTAAAACAATATGGAGTTTCTGGTATTAATCAAAAGTTAGTCGATCTTAAAGTTCTTTATGTTGAAATAGAATCATCAATATATTTTGATTATTCAAAAACTTCTAAGGTTGATGATTTAAAAACAAGAATTACAAATTCTCTTAATTCATATTCCAAATCTATTGATCTAAACAAGTTTGGTGGTAGATTCAAATATAGCAAATTGTTACAGGTTATTGATAATACAGATAATGCCATCACTTCAAATATTACAAAGGTAAAAATAAGAAGAGATTTAAAAGCTGCTGTTAATCAATCTACACAGTATGAGTTATGTTTTGGAAATAAGTTTCATGTTAATGAAGATGGTTATAATATTAAATCAACGGGATTTAAAATAATTGGAGAATCTGATACAGTATACTTGACGGATACTCCAAATGAGGACAAAAAAACAGGAATACTATCCATAGTTAAACTAATAAAAGAAACTGGCAGAAATAGAATAATTGTAAAAAATGCCGGTACGGTGGATTATGAAAAAGGAGAAATTTTATTAGAAACAGTAATCATTACTTCAACATCTTTACCTGATAATATTATTGAAGTTCAGGCCGTTCCAGAATCAAATGATGTTGTTGGTTTGAAAGATTTATATCTCAGTTTTAATATATCAAAAAGTCAAATAAATATGGTCAGAGATGTCATTGCATCAGGTGATGAAATATCTGGAACAGTTTTTGTTAGAGATTTTTACACATCAAGTTATTCAAACGGGAAATTAATAAGAGAGTAATATGATACAAACAGGTTTTGAATCTAGGATAAAGATTCAACAAATTATTGATAGCCAATTACCTAGTTATATTTTGGATGAAAGTCCAAAAGCGGTTGAATTTTTAAAGCAATATTATATTTCTCAGGAGTATCAAGGTGGTCCGGTAGATATTGCCGAAAATTTGGATCAGTATTTGAAATTAGACAATCTTATACCAGAAGTAATAACTGATAGTACAACTACAACTAGTATTACATCAATTGATGCAGATGAAATTTATGTTACTAGTACCAAAGGATTTCCAAAAAAATATGGTTTATTAAAAATAAATGATGAAATAATTACATACACTGGTATTGGTACAAATGTTTTTACTGGTTGTGAATTAGGTCGTGGTTTTAGTGGAATTACAAATTATCATCAGGAAATAAATCAAGAAGAACTTATATTTTCTACATCATCAGCATCAGAACATGAGTCTGGTTCTACTGTACAAAATATAAGTTCATTATTTTTAAAAGAATTTTATAAAAAATTAAAATCAACTTTTGCTCCTGGATTAGAAAATGTCAATTTCAATGAAAACGTAAATGTTGGCAATTTCTTAAAACACGCAAGAAATTTGTATGAATCAAAAGGAACAAATGAATCATTTCGAATTTTATTCAATGTTCTTTATGGAGTAACACCTAGTATTGTAAATCTTGAAGATTTTTTGATAAAGTCTTCATCTGCTGAATTCTCAAGAAGAGAGATTGTAATTGCAGAATCTATTTCTGGAAATCCAATTAATTTGGTCGGTCAGACAATATTTAAGCAATCTGATTTAAATACAAACGCTTCAGTTTCTTCAGTAGAAAATTTTACCAGAAATGGCAAAAAATATTTTAAAATAAAGTTATTTGTAGGATATGAGGAAGGCAGTGCTGTTCAAGGAACTTTTGTTGTAACTCCTAATACAAAAGTTTTACAAGATGTGGGTGTTGGAGCATCGACTATTTCTGTCGATTCTACAATAGGATTTAAAGAGTCTGGTAAAATAATTTCGGGTATTAATACTAATATAACTTACACTAATAAAAGTATAAATCAGTTTTTTGGATGTTCGGGAATTTCCAGTGCAATATCCGAAACTGATAGCATAAGATCAGATGAATCTTATTTTGGATATGAAGATGGAGATACAAGTAAAAAAGTTGAAATCTCTTTATTGGGGGTATTATCAGATTTTACTCAAATTTCTGATACCCTAAATGTAAGTGAAGGTGATGAGATTTTTGTTTCTAACCTTGGTGAGATAATTGATAATCCAAGCGATAAAATATACAAAGAAATATTTGCAAATTCATGGATTTATAATACAAGTGTTTCTTATGATGTCGATAAATTTATTTCTGGCGGATCAAAAATAGTTTTAAAAAGTAAGGTTGATGAATCCAGTTTAAAAATTGGCGATAAAATTAAATTATTGGGAACATCATTTGAATCAAGAGTAAAAAATATAGAGATTGTGGATGGTGTTAGAAACACAATAGTACTTGAAAGTGCGTACAGTAATTTTGATAATACTTTAGATTATAAAGTTAGGAGAGTTTTAAGAACAGCAGGTTCCAAATCAACATCTGCTCCATTAGAAGTAGATTTTATTGTATCCGATATTCAAAATCTTTATAATGATAGAAATGAATATTATTATGTTGCATCAAATTCATTACCATCCACTGATGATGGTGTAACTAATGTTCCCACACCAAAATCTTATCAAATTGGTGTAAATATAAAATCTTCTTCTGTTACCATTTCTGCAAATTCTTCATCAAAATTTGACGGTAAAGTTGGTATCAGTAGTTATAGCATAATAAATTTTAATGACACACTTCCATTTTCTAATGGAGATGAAATATTTTATTCTGCAGAAAATCCCATTGTTGGTTTAGATACTGGCGTTTATTATGCAGAAGTTTTAAATGATTCTCAATTGAGGCTTTATTCCTCAAGATCTTTTATTAGGACACAATCTAATTTTAAAACATTTAAAGTACCAACAGAATCCGGAAATCATAAATTTACTCTAAATTCTCAAAAATCTTCTGTCATAGGAGCACAGAAGATTTTAAGAAAGTTCCCATCAAATATTAATAATAGTGAAAATAGTGATACTATTCCCGGACCTACTGGAATGTTAATTGATGGTGTAGAAATTTTTAATTATAAATCTAGAGATAAAATTTATTTTGGACCTTTAAAATCAATCGAAGTTTCTAATAGGGGAGAAGGATATGATGTAATTAATCCTCCGGTTATTTCAGTTTCTGCAGGTGGTACAGTTAATGCACTTGTTCAACCAGTTTTGTCTGGTAAGGTCACTAAAATACATGTAGACACTCAAGAATTTGATATTGATAAAGTAATTTCTATTGGAGTTACTGGTGGAAATGGTAGTGGTTTAGTTGTAGATCCTATTTTAACTAAAAGAGTTAGAGAAGTATTTTTTGATGCAAGAACAACTAACAATCTTGGTGGAATCAATACTGTAGGAGAAACAATAACATTCCAAACTAGTCATAATTTCTCTAATGGTGAGGAAATTATTTACAATTCTAATGGCAATCTTCCTATAGGAATCAATACTTCAGGTCCATTAGAGTTACCAATATCAACACTAACAAATAATCAAAGATATTTTGCAAAAGTATTAAATAATTCATCAATTCAATTATATAAAAAATATTCTGATTATTCTTCAGGCATCAATACTGTAGGTTTTAGCACTATAAACACTGCAGGAGTGCATAAATTTACTACAGCATCATCTAAAAATACAATATCCGAAATAAGAATACTCGATGGTGGAAATTATACAAATAGAAAATTAATAGTAAAACCTTCCGCAGTATCGCAAAGTTTAAATTCTATTAAATTTGTTAATCATAATTTCAATCATGGTGATCTCATTAATTATGAATATGAAACTTCCGCAATTAGTGGTCTTTCATCAAGCAATAAGTATTATGTTATAAAGATTGATAATAATAGTTTTAGATTGGCTGATGCAGGCATAGGTGGCACCATCAGGTCCAATTTTGAGAGAGGTAAATATGTAAACTTTGGAGGATCTGGTAGTGGGTATCAGTATTTTAAATATCCTAATATTTCAGCTTTCTTAAATTATAAACCTGTAGGATTTGGAACAACAAGTCAAGAAGGACAAATAGTAACTTTAACAACCGAAGTCAGAGGTGAAATAATTGATGCGTATCTTTATGAAGGAGGAACTGGATATGGATCTTCTATTGTAAATTTTGAGAGTAAACCTCCAATTTTGATTAAAAACGGAAAAGAATGTAGAGTAAGACCAATAGTAATTAATGGTCTAATAGATTCGATACAAATGGAATATGGGGGATTGGAATATAATTCCGTCCCGGATGTTATAATTACAGATTCGTCTGGAATGGGCAGTGGTGCAGAGGCAAGAGCTATAATATCTAATGGAAGAGTTTCTGAAGTTAGAGTTGTAAATGCTGGTATTGGATATTCTAATACTTCAACTTCAGTATTAATCAAATCTGCTGGTACTGGAGCAAAATTTAATCCAAAAATTAGAGATTTGACATTTAATTTGCAAAAAAAACTTGGAAAAGAAATCCTAATAGAATCTCCAAATAAACTTCAGTATGCAGTTTGTGGTTATTCAACAAGTTATTTTGAAGAATCTGGTCACTCTCCCATCATTGGATGGTCTTATGATGGCAATCCAATATATGGTCCATATGGATACTCCGATCCTACAAATACGCAATCTTTACCTAAAAGATTAGAAACTGGTTATTCTAATGCAAATGTTGCTAATGTAATCGATAGACCATCTTCAGACGATTTTGTCCCAGGGACATTTATAGAAGATTATAAATTTGATAATTCTGGAGATTTGGATAAACATAATGGAAGATTTGCAAAAACTCCAGAATTTCCTGAAGGAGTATATGCTTACTATGCAACTATTGATTCTGTTGTAGGAGATCCAGCATTCCCTTATTTTATTGGAGATACTTTTAATTCAAAAGTTGTTTCAGATAATTTTAAACTAAATCAATCATTTGATTTTATAAATTCAAATTTAATTAGAAATACATTCCCATATAAATTACTTGATGATAATACGAGTTATGATTTTATATTTGGTTCTAAAGAAGTTAAAGATCAAAGATTATCAATTGAATCTGTTTCTGAAGGATCAATAACAGATTTTGAAATTATAAATTCGGGTGATTCTTATAAAGTAAATGATAGTTTGGATTTTGATAACTCTGGCACAGAAGGATCTGGTGCAATTGCAAGAGTTTCTCATTTAGAAGGTAAGCAAATTATCGATCTTAGAAATATTGAGACAAAAGAATATGAAAATTCGGTTGTAACAAGATTAAGTGATAATCAAGTAAAAGTAACTATATCACCAAGCCATGATTTATTGGATGATGACTATGTAATCCTTTCAGGATTTACTACAGTATCAACATTGAATAATCTTTTCCAGATAGGAATAACGACATATAAATCAGTTCTTACAGATACCTCAACAGTTTCGTCTGGAATAGGATCTACAGAAATTTCGGTTGCATTTATACCACCAACAGTATCTGTTGGAAGTAGTGTAAAAATTAAAACCGATACTTTACAAGTTTTAAACATTTCTAGAGATAGAAATTTAATGAGAGTTCATGGAAGTAGAGTCGGTTATTCTACCGGTGACGTTATTGAATTTGTTCCAGATTCATTTACTATTTCTGCAAATACTCAAAGTTTTGAATCTAGAGTTAATGATAAAGCATATTTCAATCCAACTGAATCTGTTGGATTAGGAACTACCGCAGGCATTTCTACTGCTGTTTCAGTAACATATGGAGGAATTACTGAAATACGTCAAATTCCAACCCAAACAATTTTTATAGAAGGTCATTCATTTAAGAATAATCAAAAACTTACTTTTACAGTTCCTTCTTCTGGTAATGCAGTTTCAATTTCAACTAATGGAAGTGATGCTGATGCATTTGATATGCCAACAACCGTATATTCTACGAATAGAGGCAAAAACTTAATCGGAATTAAGACAGGTATCACCGCTGCATTTAATGAAGTATTTTTCCATACAAATGGATCCGATAAGGATGATTACTTACTTGAATCTAATTATGCTCAAGTAACTGGTAAAGTTAGTAAGATAACTTCTGTTGTTGCAGTTTCAACTGCTCATGGATTGTCTAATGGGGATAAAGTTAAGTTATCCGTTCAACCAAATCTTAATGTAGGTATTGGAACATCTACTCAAGCTATATTACTTACAGTAAGTTCTGGTGATGATTACGTATTAATCAATGATAATGCAAACATTCCCATTAGTTCAGTAGATACTGATAATAATACAATAACAACCACTACAAATACTTATAATACTGGTGATAAAGTTCAATATAGTCAATCAGTGGGACAAATAACTGGGTTGGTTAAACAAAGTTATTACTTTATATTTAAAGTTAATGATAATACTTTTAAATTGTGCGAAACTTATAGTGATAGTGTAAAAAATCCCCCCACTACGATTGATTTTACTGGAAAATCGGGAACTGATTTCTTATTAAGTAATGTAAATCCAAGAATAAAAGTAACCAAAGGGAATAATTTAGTATTAAACGGAACTAATAATAAAATATTTACTGATAATGAGTTTAAAAATCAATTTGTTTCTACTGGATCTACTACTAATTTTAATGTAGTATCTACAGGATCTTCTATAATCCTAAATTATAGCGAAGATTTACCAACAAAACTTTATTATAGTAGAGAGCATCCAACTATAAGTGAATCTTATATTAAACCTGACAAAGATGTCAAAAATTATAATGAAATTTTATATGTAGATAGTGTTTATCAAAATGAATACACTGTAACTGGTGTGGGTGAAACTACATTTACTATCAACTTAACTGAAAAACCCGAAAGAAGTTTTTATCAAAAAACAGATTGTAATATTCTTAAGTATGAGACAACATCTAAAACTGCCTCTGGTGGAATCTCTGATATAAAAATTCTTTCTTCTGGATCTGGATACAAAAAACTTCCAGTAATATCCAATGTAACAACTAGTTTGGGTAAAGATGCCGTCATTATTCCAAAAGCAAAAAATGTTGGAATAATAAAAGAAACTAGAATTATAAACGAAAATTTTGAATACCCCTCAGATAAAACATTACGTCCAAAAGCTCTTATTTCCACACTAATTCGAGTTAAAGATAACAATACTGTTGG